GTGAATCTTTGAAAAACAACGACAAATTCGCCCTTGGAAAGAGGTATTCAAATACCCCATGTTTGCTCGTCCCACTGTATTGCAGTATGTTTGGATTCGCGCGCTCCGGCGCGAAAATGGAGGATTCTGTGCGAAAAGGTAGGAACACCGAAGAGACGCAAAAGCGTCTTGCCCGAGATGCGTCGAAGTACCATGACTGGCCGAAAGAGGTTGGTCTTGGCCCGGATATTTCCGCGTTGAACATTTACAGGGCCGCTCAAGAACAAAGATCGCATGCAAATTGGACGCCAGTTGATCTGATTGAGTTGGCAAGAGTGTCGAAACTCATCGCTTTAGTGGACATTGAGTTTGAATCATACGTTCAGGAAGGCGTTGTGATTTTTGGCGGCAGAAACGGGAATACACCGATGGAAAACCCGCGCGGCAGGGCCATCTCGACGATGAATTCTTCGATCAACGCTATCCTGCGTCGTCTCGGCCTGACCACGATGTCGACCAACACAGACAAGAAAACCAACGCTCTGGAGGCTGAAGCCGAACGTGAGATCAGGCGCGGCAACGACCAGGCGGACGACGACGCTACGTTGTTGAACTGATGCCCGATCAACTTCCGATCCATATCAAGGATGCGATCAAATGCGGTCCTGTCCCTGAAATTCGGGATACGACCGATCTGCCTGCCGCCGAACTTACCCGTGGCGAGAAGGTTATCCGTTTCGCCGAGACGTTTCTGAAGGTTCCTGAAGGAATGCATGTCGGCAAACCGCTGGAACTGGACCTGTTCCAGAAGGTTTTTATTCTCGCCCTGTTCGACGGGGGTGATGTCACAGAAGCGTATCTTTCGATAGCCAGGCGCAACGGCAAGGCTTTGTGTTTGGAAACGCCTATCCCGACTCCTGATGGTTTTGTTCGTATGGGTGACCTGAAAGAGGGGGATCAGGTATTTGACGAGGAAGGTTGTCCCTGCAACGTGACTTTTGCAACGCCTGTGCAATACAACCGAAAATGCTATCGGGTCGAGTTCAATGACGGCACGAGTTTAATCGCCGATGCAGAGCATCAATGGGGTGTTTACGACCGAGCGGATGATGCGAGAAAGTACGGTGGTGCTGCCCATAGACCAATGGTTGTGAAGACTACAGCGGAACTTCTGGAGGCTATGTCCGATGTACCCGGTAATAATGTCATGCGATGGGGAATGCCTTCCAGCGGTGCGGTTCGCTTTCCGGAAGCGGATTTGCCTATCCATCCTTACACGCTTGGTGTGTGGCTTGGTGACGGTTGCTCTTATTTTGCCCATATGTATTCGGGCGAAAGAGATGTGGATTGGATGGTAAATCGACTGAAGTCTGTTGGGGAAGACGTTATACGCCGCCCTCCGGATAAAAATAACGTTACGAAAATTCTTTTTTCCAATGGGGTGAAAAACAGAACAAAGGATTGTGTATCGAAGAGTTTAAGAAACCTTGGTTTGCTTAAGGACAAAGCCTCTCAGGGGCATTTGAAGCATATTCCTGACATTTATCTATGTGCCTCCGTTGAACAGAGGATGGAGTTGCTCAGGGGATTGGTGGACACAGATGGCAGCGTATCCAAGTCCCAAGGTCAGATTGAAATTGTCACTGTTGTGCCAAAACTTGCTTCGGATATTGCCTGCTTGGTCCGGGGTCTTGGCTATCGATGCACCGTCAAATCGAAAAGAGCAAGTTTTGATGGAAAAGATTGCGGCGTTGCCTATCGTGTGACTTTCACTGCACGTCTGACCGGCCTGATACCTTTCAAGCAAGACAATATCCCTGACACACCGCTTCGTCATAGTGGGACTTCCATTTCCAGCATAGTACCTGTCGAGAGCAGACCGGTTCGTTGCATTCAGGTTGATTCACCAAATAGCCTTTTTCTAGCCGGTCGATCTTTTACCGTTACTCATAATACATTCGTTATCGCCGTTGTCCTGCTGGCATTCATCATCGGCCCTGTCGCCGAGCGCAACACGACGCTCTGCAGTGCAGCCATGTCTCGGGATCAGGCCGCCGCTGTATTCGAACTGATGGTCAAGATGCTCGACATGGCACCGAAGCTGCAGGGGCGCTACAAGGTAACGCCTTCCAGCAAGCAGATCGTCGGTCTCAAGCTGAACGTGCAATATCGGGCGATCTCGTCCGACGCCAAGACGGGACACGGCAAGGCCTACAAGATCATCCTGCTCGACGAGGCCGGTCAGATCGACGCCGAAAGCAACGCGTTTGTCGAAATGCTTGCCTCCTCCCAGTCCAACTACGAAGACCCGCTTTTCATTGTGATCTCGACGCAGGCTCCGTCTGACGCAAGCTACTTCAGTATCTTGCTCGACAACGCCGAACGGTCTCAGGACCAGTACATCATCAGTCACGTCTACAGCGCGGACAAGAACTGCGATCTCCTCGACGTCGATCAGCAACGCAAGGCAAACCCCGGCCTTGGAAAGTTCCGATCCGAGAAAGAGATGAACAAGCAGGCGCTCAAGGCCAAAGCGCTACCGTCAGCCGCAAACGGAATTTTGAATCTGAACTACAACCAGCGCGTCTCGCTGGCCGAAATGTTCATGTCTCCGGAGGTTTGGAAAAAGTGCCTGCGCCCCATCGACAAGATCAGCCGCATGGTTGAACCGATAGATATCGGCCTTGACCTGTCGCAGCGTACGGACCTCACCGCCGCAACGGGCAGCTGGCGCACAAGCGACGGCGAGATCAACATCGAAACGCATGCGTTCGCGCCGAGCATTGGTGTCGAGCAGCGCGCCTTGCGGGATCGCGCACCGTACGAGAAATGGACCAAGGCGGGAAAGCTGATGCTAACGCCTGGGGAATCTGTGGACTACGAATGGGTCTGCAACTATCTGGCTTTGAAGTTCGCAGGCTGCAACATCCGTTCGGTGCAGTTCGACCGATACCGGATCGATCACTTTTCCGAGGCTGCGAAAAAGACCGACTTCTACGCGATGGTCGGCGAGTGGGTTCCTGTCGGTCAGGGCTACATCAGCATGTCGCCGCGCGTTGAGGCGTTCGAGATCGAAGCCATGCGGGGTAAACTCCTGACCGGAAACCACCCTCTCCTGAACAACGCGATGGCGCATGCGGTGGCTGTTCAAGACCCGTCTGGCAACCGCAAGCTGTTCAAGAACAAATCAACGCAGCGAATTGACCCTGCAATCGCCGCGCTGATGTCTGTGTTTCCAAATTCTGATGGTCAGGTCGGGGCAAAAGAATTCGACCCAGCCGCGCTCATTGGTTGATGCGTTCTCGGATGCACAGGTCCGCGTAGGCGTTCGACTGCTCCCATTCGATGAGGCCTTCCTTTCGGGCATCAATAGCCGCCTGCATGCATTCTATTTCGATATCTGCCTGTTCAATGGCGGTGAGTTCCTTTTGTGCATCGAAGCCGAGAACAAGTCCCGCCGCAATCATGATTGCCGTAATGGCAACCAGCGCTGTTGTTGTTTTGTCCATTGTTTCGTTCCTTACATTGTGTTGACATTTATATAAAAGATTCTCCGCTGTGTTCAACCCATGTTTGACCAAATTTCCAAATATGTTATATGCTTCATGAAACGGCGACGGTTTTTCCGGCCATTCTGGCTTCATAGGATCGTTTATGTCTCGAAATCGTCCACCCAAGCACATTCGAACACAGAACCCTAAGCCGAAGGGTGATGGCAATGGCTCGTAGCACCCAGCATGTCACAAAGGCTGGTGTTCAATCTGCCGATGATCCCATGACATTCATTCTGTCCGACGAAACGGTGGATCGCGTTGGCGACGTCATTCGCGCCAGTGGTTGGCAATTGGGCAATTTCCGGAAGAACCCCGTCGCCCTGTTCGGACACGATCACAGCTTCCCGATTGGAGAGTGGAAAAACGTCCGCGTCGTCGGAACCCAATTGCTCGGCACTCTCAAGCTGGCGGCAGAAGGCACCAGCGCTCGTATTGACGAGATCAGGTCGTTGCTGGAACAACGTATACTCAAGGCCGTCAGCGTCGGCTTTTCCATCAAGGACTACGAGCCGATGGATAAAGCCGAGCCGTATGGCGGCTGGGAAATCAAGAAAGCAGAACTCCACGAGACCAGTGTGGTATCGGTTCCCGCGAACCCTTCCGCCGTTCTCTTGGCAAAGACAATGGGCATCTCTGACGAGACGCGTTCCATCGTCTTCCGAGCAGGCAAGCCAGCCACGCTCATTGAACCAAAGTCGCAGGTCAAGACGATCAACGTGACTCCTCGTGATTATTCAGACCTCTTGGGGGAACCTTCCTCGCTCGTTCGAGCGCGGAAACACCTTCGGGAGCGACGTTTGATCGATTAACGCCCAATTAGGAGATTTCACATGAAACTGGGTGAAAAAATCGTGGCAGCCGAAGAGCGGATCGAAGACCTTCGCTCTCAGGTCGCCGATATCATCAAGGCAGCCGAAGACGACGGTCGCGATCTGCTCGACGAAGAAACGGATCAGATCGAAGCGCTTGAAGGCGAAATCGAGTCTGCGGAGAAAGCCCTCAAGGGTCTCAAATCCGCTGAAAACGCTCTTGCCCGTCGCGCGCAGGCCCGCAGCAGCCAGCCAGCCGCTTCTGCTCCCGCCGCACCGAAGGCGAACGAAAAGGCTTCCGATCTGATTTTCAAGATGGCGCATGTTCACTTCCGCGCCTTCCTTGAGAAGAAGGCACCGGAAACTGTTTGTCAGGAACGCTACAGCCATGACGCGCGCGTCGATGCTGTTGTCAAAGCCGCAACCACACCCGCCTACACCAACGTGGCCGGTTGGGCGCAGGAACTGACCGATACGGCTCTGGTCGGGTTCATTGAAGAACTGCGTCCGGTATCGATCTACGGTCGTCTTGCGGCAGCAGGCACCGCGATTCCGTTTGGTGGCAACAATGCCGTCACAATGCCGTTCCGTTCCGGAAACGGACAAGTGCCCGGCTCGTTCGTAGGCGAGGGCAACACGATCCCCGTCAAGCAGGGCGGTTTCAGTTCAACCGTGTTCAACCGCTACAAGGCGGCTGTCATCACGGCGTTCTCGAAAGAACTGCAGCGTGTTTCGAACCCCCAGATCGAAGGTCTGATGCGCGATGCGATCCTGACGGACACTGGTATCATGCTGGATAGCGTAATCACTGATCCGTCGTCTGCAGCAGTCGCCGGTATTCGTCCCGCATCGCCGTGGAACGGTGCCGCGAACCAAGCGTCGGCTGGCGACACGCTTGAGAACATTCTGACGGATATTCGCTTCCTGCTTGATGTTCTGTCGTCTGCGAATGCTGGTCGTAATCCTTATATGGTTATGAACCCAGCGCGTCTGACAGGCTTGTCGATGCTGACGAACGCAAACGGTTCTTTCGTGTTCCGTGACGAGATTGCTCAAGGTCGCCTGATGGGTGTACCGCTGATCATCTCCACCAACTGCCCCGCCGACCATGTGTTCATCATCGACTGCGCCGACTTCGGCACGGCATTCGGTACGCCCGAGTTCGAAGTATCCGAGCAGGCCACCTTGGTGATGGCGGATGACGATGGTGTGGCACCGACGATGGCAGACACCAATGCGATCTCGGCTGCTGGCTCCCTGCACGTCTCTGACGCCGCAGGAACCTCGCCTGCGACGGCAGTGCGTTCGATGTTCCAGACATGGGAGATGGCGCTCCGCATGGTCCTGCCGATCTCGTGGGGTCTGATGCGTCCGAACACAGTGGGTTATATCACCGGCGTAAGCTGGTAAGTTTTACCTCCCTGATGGGGCGGCTCCGGTCGCCCCGTTTTCAACAACAAGGAATTTACAAATGGGCGTTCTTGACCACTTCGAAGCCACGGTGCAAGTTTGGGACGGGCTTGGTTTCAGCTACGTTTCCCCGACCGAGGCGAAGAAGCTGGTGCGCGCCGGAACACATCAGATCACTACGAATCTGCAGGCGTCTCAACTGAAGACAGCCGCCGAGTTCAAAAAGCCCAAAGCGAAGGCCAAGGGCAAAACACGGGCCGTTCGGGCCGAGGACATGAAACTGCCTGGCGTCGATGGCAAACAGACGTACAAAACCCGTCAAATGACGGGTTTTGATTTATACCGGATCCGCACAGGGTTTCGACCTTAAATTTTACCTGGGTATTGGCATAGCAGCCTACGGTCTGGGCTATTTCACTTTTCACGATGCCCTGGTGCACCGGCGCATAACTATTTTTGACAAAACACAGAACAGGTTCCTGAAAGCAGTTTATTCAGCCCATGTCGACCATCACAGAGGCAAAAAGAAAAAAG